GATGCCTTCGTCAGAATCTCCTGCTTTTCAGGAGGGCGCAGCTTCGCCATGGCGGCCTCCAAAGAGAACCAGCCGATGTTCCCGATCTCCCGACTCATGTGCGGGTTCTCATGATGCACAGCAACATCCGTATCGGGGCCGCAGATCGCCAGATAGTACTTGTGGCAGTACTGGATCTGGTTGCTTCCCCGAAAGGACTCCACCAACGGGACTACGTTCTGCAGAATCTGGAACTGGCTATCCTGCAGATTGGTCTCCTCCTTGAACTCCCGAAGCGCGCCGGCCAGATCGGATTCGTTCACGTTCCGACGGCCCTTAGGAAACCCCCATTCGGGCTCCAGCCATTTTGCAGGATAGGCCTTTAGAAGAGATCCGATCTCCAAGGACTTGTATTTCCGTAAGGAGTTCTCATAGTCCGTTTTGTGGGTATCGGCCGCGGAGCCCCAGACGGACCGCCATAGGTTCTCAAAGGGCAGGGAGGCGATCTTGTCGTGTTCTGCCTGTGTCATGTTGACAAGGAGCATATGCAGATAGTCGCGGTCACTCGTAGAATATTTTCCACGGACAAATTCTATGAAGGAGAGGGAATCGCGGCGACAGATCAATAAGTACTCGATAACGGGTGTTTGCCGCATCGCAATGATTCCATAGCTGGTGATCGGCAAGTCACAGTCCCTGAAAAAATGGCCTTCAATTCCACAGTTGGAACAGTAGATCTTTTTATAGCGATTGCCGAATGACATTGGTAATAGATATACTTGACTTCTTAGGTTAGTGAGAGCTGTGCATTGTATCCTCAGTCATATGCGTTTTATAGCGAAAGGAAAATCAGAAGACCCAATAGGGATCATGCAATTCAGTCCAAATGTCTGGGGACCCTTCTTCTGGCACACGATACATATTGCAGCACTCGGGTATCCGAAGGAACCAAGCTATACGGAAAAGAAGGCGGCCAAAGACTTCTTCGAATCGCTCCAGTTCATGCTGCCGTGCAGCGTGTGCAGAGAACACTATGCCAAACATATTCAATCACACCCTATCAGTACCTTTCTGGATCGACGCGCCGACCTCTTTCGTTGGACGATTACTGTGCATAACGAGGTCAATAAGTCGCTGAACAAGCCTACATGGACCGAACAGGAGGTCATGGGCTACTATATGCGGTTGGGCAAGAGAGATAGGAGTCCCGTCTGGACAAAGGAGGATATGAAGGAGATCGATATGCAGAGCTTCTTTCGAGGGCTATTAGTGGGATTCGCAGGGGTCGCTGTGATCGGAGGATCCGTATGGGCTTTGAATAAAATGAATGTTGTATAGTAGGGATTTATGAAAACAAGGAAAAACAGAATTAAAACGTATATCCTGGATCCCATTCTCACCAATGACCAGATCAAGGCCCGTGAAGGCACCTATTTTGATGCGAAGGGATATACCCTGATTGATCACGATGCTGATGTCTGGGGCAAGGATTCAGAGGCTCCAGGCGGCAAACGGCTTCTAGCAAAGTTCCGCAAGAATGTCTTTCCCACGGATCTGACCCAAGAAGCCTGGGACGCGTTCTATAGGCTGGCGGCGGCTTCCAGATCTAGAGGTGCTGCGGCCGGCCCCATCGATCCCCAATCGACCTACTGGAAGAAACGGAAACTCGTCAATACAAACGGTTGGTGGGCCCAGTACAAGACGAGCAAGAACAAGACGAGCAAGATGCGCGTGAACAACACCGTGTTCTCGTCCGTGGTCGGCTACTTCGAAGAGACCCCTTTCATGAAGCTGCCATGCCGCTTAACCAATTATACGCAGACGTTCTTCGAAGAATACAAGCAGGGGCTCCCCTTCATTGAGGCCATTGACAAGGAGTTCAAGAGGCTGGTGCCCGAGGCCCACAAGAAACAGTATAACCGCATCCATTCGACGCCGGCCTACCAGATCAAGGACACTGCCTTTTCGTCCATTACAGTGAACCGGAACTTCCGCACCGCTCTGCACCAGGATGCCGGCGATTTCAAGGATGGGTATGGGAACTTGACCGTTCTGGAACGCGGAAAATACCACGGCGGAGAGACTCTGTTCCCCCAGTTCGGCGTGGGCTTCGACCTCCGATCCGGCGACTTCATTGCGATGGATGTTCATCAGTGGCACTGCAATACGGCGATGTATGAAACACCTGAAGACAAGCAGTTCAATAAGACCTTGGAGCCGATCAAGTATTATAAGACGAAAACGGGTGCGATGGGATCGAATCAGCCCTTTAGCCGCATCTCCTTCGTCTGCTATGTCCGCGAGGACTTAAAGGATTGCCGGAAAGCGGAGACGGACGCTTATTACAAGCGGATTGGGTTCAAGGACGACAGCTAGAGGGCTGGATGCCGAACTCCAACCTAAGCTATTTAGACATACATCCTGTAGTTGTATGTCTAAATCGATTCTTGAAGGAAAGGACGGATTTGCCGCCGTCTGCACCGAGATGCTTGCCACTTCGCCGGCCGGCGTCGGGAAACTCGGCACAGTTGAACTCGAACTTGTCTATACCTATTTTAAACTGGGCACTTTGCCTCCTCAGCCCCAACGCCTGTTGACCACGCTGTGCCGAAATGCCGGCCTGTTCCCTCCCTCTCCTACTGCAGCGATTCAGATGGCCAAAGAACTCATCGACTCTCTGCAGTACATGACCACTCTGAGTCCCTGGTGGCAGATCCCTCAGACTCTGGAACTCTTTCAGCGACTGGCCCCAGGTGCGGTCCAGGTCTCTCTGCAGAGCCTCGAATGCTTTTTGAGCCCCGATCCCATGCATTGGTGGACCGCCCAACTAAAACCGAAGACCCGTGTCCTTGTGATCAGCCCGTTTGCTGCCACGGTGAAGCGCCAGATTCCGAATCTTGACAAAGCCCTTCCAAATCTCTGGGCCCCCGATCTGATCTTCGACACGATCACCATGCCCCTCTCATGGGGCATTCAGAGTTCCGAGGTGCAGCACGATATGCTCGCCAAGTACACTAACTCGATTGGCCTCCTGAACTACTTAAAGAAACAGATGGATGACGCATCCTACGATCTTGTACTCGTCGGTGCTGGCCTCTATTCATTGCCGCTCGTGGCGCATGCGGTTCGTAAGGGCAAGAAAGGGATTCATCTGGGCGGGGCGACCCAACTGCTGTTTGGGATCCGCGGCTCCAGATGGGACACCATGCCCGAGTTCCAGCGATTCTTTAATGAGTTCTGGACAAGGCCGTCCGCCGAGGAGACGCCGGCCCAGTTCCAGCAGGTGGAGCGCGGTTGTTATTGGTAACGCGAATAATCTCCAGGGAGGATAGAGTTCATCATGGAGATGTTTGGCGCAAATAACAGCCGCCGTGTCAACGACTATACGGCATCCAGTTCCGTATTTGACACGAACAACCTTACATGGAAGTCGGGGCTCGCCTGGATATTTGCAATTCTCTTTGTTTTACTCGGAATCCTCCTCTTTATTCATTATACGCTCTATCCCATCTTTCAGTTCCAGCCGGGCGGCAAAGGTCTGCTGCCCGTTCCAGGATTCAAAGACAATCGGACGTTCTGGCAGCCGACCACACCGCTCACGAATCCGTTGCGCGATATCTCGGATCAGCAGGTCTTCACGAACGGCGATCCCCTGTCATCGAACTGGGCATTTACACTGGACATCTCTATCATTTGCCCGTTGAAGCAGGTAATTGGGAATCAGAATAAGCCGGCGTATCGTATTATTTTTAGTCGCGGCGGCTCCGTGCCCGCGACGATTACGAGCGATACTATCCGAGGTATTTTAGACTCCTATAATGTGGCGATTGCATTGGCCCCCGCGACGAATGACCTCATTGTCAGTGTCCTGGATGCTAAAAGTAATTCGGCAGAAATTACGATTCCAAATATTATTGTGAATCAGCCGTTCCGAATTGGCGTCTGTCTGATGGATATGGCGTTTGAGGTCTATCTGAACGGAAAACTGGTAAAGACCTCTACGATCAAGAACTCTATTAATTCATTTAAGGGCCTATTCCATGGCCCACAGAAGGGCAGCGGGTCTGCAACGGATATGACCGATATTGTCCGTGTTGGGAATCTCAACGTCTGGTCGCGTCTCGTATCCCCTGCCGAAATTCGTTATGCACAGCCGTCGCTGATGCCGGCCATAAAGGAGGATGCCGCCTGCACCCTTATAGGAGCGGGCGCCGCCTGCCCCGCCCTTCTAGGGGATTTAAGCGGCGGAGAAGAGATTGCTGCCGCCTCTACGAAACAGATTGCGGAACAGAGCGCCAAGCTATCCGCTAGTTATTCGAAGTATTCCGCATCAGCCTCCGATGCAGCGTCCGCAAAAGCAGCAACCGTGCGATAAATTTATAGTGGACAGTAACTGTAGGGAATGGAAACCAATGTTAGTCAACTCTTTTGGTCAAATAATCAGCCGACTATGTTGTTCTGGCTTCTTATTATATTATTGCTATCCTTAACAGTCTACATTCTTGTGGCCTTTCTCTATGGAAAGCGAAGCCCCAGTGATTTGGCTCCGACGCCGATTCAATTAAATAAACAGACGCAGCTCCTGTCGAGTAACGATGCCGCGACCCTGTTTGCAGGGTCTGGATTCACTGTCTGCGGATTTTTCAATGTGACTATGGGGGATCGAACCACACATTACCAAAATACAAATGTAGACAACTATACAACACTGATAGGGGTGCAGAACTCCTTTGAGTTTCAATTGGCGCCCGCGGCCGTATCCATGAACGATTACATCGCCCGTCTTCGCATTGCTACGGGGCCGAATAAGTTCGAATATCTGGAGCTCCCTCCGATGCCCCAGCAGAAGTGGATCTTTCTCGCTATTTTAAGGGAGGGTCGGCGCTTCGATGTAATGTACAATGATCAGATCGTGGGATCCCATCGCCTAGATGCGTATCCGACACTTGTGGGGAATCCCCTGCTTGTTGCAACAGCGAAGCCCCGATTCTTGGGAACGGCCGAGCATATCTTTGCCATGAACCATCGCCTTGTTCCTTCCGATCTGATGATACTACGAGCGCAGAATTCCGACACAACGGGGGCGCCCCCGCATGCCCTTCCATTCCCTATGCCATCCTTTGTCACCTTCTTTCTCCCTGATCTGCGCGCGTGGTGTATTCCCGGACTGCCGTGCGCACCTGTTACGGAACCCCCGCCTAATCGTATGAAAATGTGGACATCTATTTACAGTTAGACCAATTAAAATCCTACGATACTAAGAGAGCTATGTCGAGTGCCGTCGTAATTCAAGTGATTCTATTGCTCCTGGGGCTCTGGGGACTCTATGCTCTGTATCAGTATCTGAATGTATCGGCGGCGCCCACAGTGACACTCTTGACAGGATCGCAGCCAGGAAATCCGCAGACTCTGCCGACCGTTGTTCGCGGCGACAGTCTCCCGCCACTCTACCAGGGCGGCGAATTCAGTGTGAGTACGTGGATCTATGTGAATAACTGGTCCGTGAATCAGAACAAGAACAAGTCGATTCTCCGCATCGGCGGAAATACATTCGACACCCTTCGCATCTACTTGGGCTCCTCCAGCCCTACGCTGATGGTACGGGTGAATAATAACAGCGATAGCAATGATTTGCGCACGAACGATAAGACCTTTACCGATCTGCAGACCGGCGCCGCCGCCTTTGAATCCACGCGGATCTGCGATATTCCTAGCATTGATCTGCAGCGCTGGGTCAATATCTGCGTTGTGATAAACGGCATGACCTGCGATGTCTATATGGACGGCAAGCTGACCCGTTCTTGTATTCTTCCGAGTTATTACAATGTGGACAAGAACTACTCCACCTATCTCTTGGACGACGGCACAGGCGGCGTTGGAGGATTCGGCGGCTCTATTTCAACCACCACGATGTACGGCTATGCGCTGTCGCCCGATGTGATTTATACCAACTATTTGGGCGGGCCCAATCAGATCACGGGTTTTGGACAGTATCTGGCATCCTTTTTTGCACCCTCCAAGTAGAGTAGATGAGTACAAATGCAATGAACAGTGGGCTACTAACAAGCCCCGTAAAACAGATAGTGATTGGCCTAACAGCGGTCGTGGTGATCTATTTCTTTTTGGGCAGCGTCGAGCTCGTCACGGCCTATCTGAATCGCCTGCAAGGAAATCGAACGGAACTTCTGCCGATCACCTATTCTACGGCAAATAGAACGTTTCAGATTCCCCAGAATCCGAACCTGCGCAATGCACTTCTGGTGCAGCCCTCGAACAATGAGCTCACGGGCATTGAATTTAGCTACAGCTTTTTAATCAATGTGCCCCAGTCTTCGTATACGGGTACCACGGGGCTTCAGCATATTTTCCACAAGGGAAGTCCCAGTCAGTTCCCTCTCTTGGGTCCCGGTGTCTATATGCACGGCGAATCCAATATACTCCGTGTCTATATGAACACCTATGACACATGGAATAACTATGTGGACGTTGATAACATTCCTATCGGCAAGTGGGCCCATATTGTGATTGTATGCAAGGCCAGCCACTTGGAGGTCTTCGTAAACGGGAACATCAAGAGCCGCCTGGGCTTCGATCTCACCCCGCCCTATCAGAATTACGGAGATGTCTATGCCTTTTCCCAGCGCCGATTCACCTTGCGGAAGTCGAAGATCCCGAGTCTTACAGATGATTTCCATGTAGCAGGGGCAGTGAATGGCCAGATGAGCCGTCTCTTCTATTTCAGCTATGCTCTCAGTTATTCGGAGATCAACTCCCTCTTCAATCAGGGACCTTCGTCAACTGTGGACTCTGTAAGCGGCAGCTCGAATACGCAGACCTATTTGTCCGACACGTGGTGGACGGCGGATTTTAATAGTGCATAAACCGTTATTCTACAAATTGAATGAGGCCCTTTCAGGCTTTATTCGATTTATAATAAGATTCTAAGAGTTAAAGGATCCATTATTAACCCCTTAGACAGTAGCTATGCCGGGCGGAGGTCTGTATGTACTCGTGGCCTACGGAGCCCAGAACGTGATTCTGAGCGGCAATCCAGACTTCACATTCTGGTATAAAACCTATAAGAAATATACACACTTTGCCGAGGAGTCCGTGACCCAGACCATGGACGGCCCCACGGAACTCTCGATCGACCAGCCGATCCAAGTCCGTTTCAAGATTCAGCGAATCTCCGACCTTGTTCGCGACATGTACCTCGTGGTAACCCTCCCCGATATCTATTGCAAGTGGCTCGATGTGAACAATCCCGTTACTCAACGGGCAAGTCAATTGAATTTTAACTGGTGCCGCTACATCGGCTGTCAGCTCATTCAGCAGGTGGGATTCTATATTGGCGGCCAAAAGATCCAGGAGTTCGACGGGACGTACCTGATTGCAAAGGCCCAGTGCGACTACAATGTCGACCAGTTCCAGAAGTGGCGCACCCTCGTGGGCGACGTTCCTGAACTCGTCAATCCGGCCGCCGGCGTCTACGGAGGTGGCTCATCAAACGGCGGCTATCCGCTCGTCTACCCTGATCGACTCGGCGGCAATATTAACCGCCCCTCGATCTTTGGGCGCGACCTCTACATTCCTCTGCCCTTCTGGTTCACAGAATCGACCTACAGTGCACTGCCGCTCCTCTCGCTCCAGTACCAGGAATGCGAAGTCCAGATCCTCTTTCGACCAATCAACCAGCTGTATCAGGTGCTCGATGCAAATGGTTCCACGGTGGCCCCTGGATTCGTCGAAATGCCACCGCCCCTTACGGAACCGACCAATCCCTCGTATGTCCAGTCCAATTCCACCTACGACAGCATCGGCAACTTCCTGACGGACTGGACGGTCCCGAATCCCCTCATTCCGACGTGGGCCCTCAATCCCCGCATCCAGGCCACCTATGTCTACCTGACGGACGAGGAGCGCACGAAGTTCGCCTCCACGCCCCTCCAGTACCTCATGCGCCAAGTCACTGCCTATCAGTTTCCTGGAATCGTGAGCCGGCAGTACTGTGAACTGCGCACACACAATCCGATCAATCGCCTTCTGATTGTCCCGCGCAGATCCGATGCACTGCTGTTCCGTAACGACAATGCCAATTGGTCGAACTGGCCGTTTCCGAACAAGACCCCTTGGATCGCGCCGACGACCCCCTATCCGGCCTATATACTGACAGGGGAGGCTACGGGGAAACTGATCCAGGTGGGTGGCGCGCAGCCCATTCTTCAGACGCTACGGCTCTTGGGCGACGGCAATGAGCTCCAGGAGGAGAAGAGCATTGCCTATTATTCCACGGTGGTTCCGTGGAAGTATCTCACGGGGCAGCCCGACCCCAATCTGGCGATTTACCCGTTTGGTCTCCAGTCACCTTCGACCCAGCCCGATGGGTCGCTGAATACGAGCCGAGTCCGTCTTCTGCAGATTGACCTGAACCCCTATCCGTTGCTCGCGACGACAAATTATGCCTATGATTTCACAATCTACGTTGAAAACATAAACTGGGTCTCTGTGTCCTCGGGTTTGGGAGGGCTCAAGTATGCTCTCTAATAATTAGGGACATGAACAACAAGCCTCTTACAAAACTATATGATACTGTTGTTTCGAGTGTGCAGACAAAAATAGAGTCTCTGTTAAACTCTGCGAATCTTGATACGGTACGTCAGTGGTTTCAACAAAAACCGGCTGTCGATTCGAACAGCAGTTCTGGAAGTATCGCTTTCACAGTATTGCGAGTATTTATGTATGTATTTCCCCTCCTCTTTGCAATTCTTGTTGCGAACCATCTGATTTTCATGCCATGGCCGGTTCGTCTCTTTGCTTTTCTGTTTGTCTATTTCTATATGGGAATCTATCCAGTATTTACAATAGGCATCCCAGCCTATTATATTCTTAATTTAATGTTTAATTTTTATCATAATATGCAATTATCCTCTAAACTTACGCCCGATCAGAAAATTGCATTGAGCAAGCCACTCATCCCTGCAATACGAGGCTTTCTGCCGCTCTCCACCTGGAAAACAGATAGCCTATGGACATTTGAAACGCTCTTGTTTCTTTTTAAATATACATCGACGCGGATGTTATCTGCAGATGAATATAAAACGGCGTTGCCGCCTCCTACACCATTGGAATTAAAGTATAATAACAGTCGGCTAGAGTATGAGCAGTATTGTGCTCAGTTGATCCCTGGATACGATATACTTATTGCAACAGGGATTGGCAAGGACTTGAAGTTAGCATACGATATGTATATGAAAGATCTGAATTATAGTCCTGTCAAGATAACACAGAAGCCAATAAAACCCGTCACGGCACCCGTAACAACAGTAGCAACAGTAGCAGTAGCAACAGTACCAGTAGCACCATCAGTAACACCAGTAGCACCATCAGTAACACCAGTAGCACCATCAGTAACACCAGTAGCAGCAGTAGCACCATCAGTAACACCAGTAGCAGCAGTAACACCCGTCTCTGTTATCACCAACCCTTCTAAAGTGTCTACTTCGAAAACGCCTATTCCTATTAAACAACCTAAATAATCCAACCCTCTTAACCATAGTGTGAAATGAGCGGCAAACCCTTTGTATCGGTTCTAACTCCTACCTACAATCGTCGCAAGTTCATTCCTATGGCAATTGCAATCTACAAGTCACAGAACTATCCGAAGGATCGCATGGAGTGGATTATTGTGGACGATGGGACGGACAAGGTGGGTGATCTCTTCGCCGAGGCCTCCAAGACCATTCCCAATATCAAGTATATTGCTCTGGACGAGAAACTGCTCATTGGCCAGAAGCGTAATCTGCTGAATGACAATGCAAAGGGCGACATCATGGTGGCCATGGACGATGACGATTATTATCCACCGGATCGCGTGAGCCATGTGGTATTTCGGTTTGCCTCGCAGCCCCAGATTCAGCTCGCTGGCTCTTCGGAAATGTATTTGTACTTTCGAAGCGATGGAAAGATCATTCAGGCAGGGCCCTACAATCCGAACCACTGTACCAATGGAACCATGGCGTACCGGCGGGCCTATATGCTCACGCATCGCTACGATGAAACGCAGACCCATGCAGAGGAGAAGTCGTTCTTGGACAATTATTCGAATCCGATGATTCAACTCGACCCCTTTAAGTGTATTTTGGTGATGTGTCATGCTGACAATACCTTTGACAAGAACAATCTGCGAGATGGGAAGAATCCTATGCTCAAGGATACTTCGATGAACTTGAGGACATTTATTAAGGACAAGGGCATGCGGGAGTTTTTTGCTACCTGTTAGGAGGGGGACATCAGGTCTGGGCCGCGAAGCGGCCAGACCTGCCTCCCCCTTACCCCCTGTTTACTTGAGTTACATGTATTACTATCAGTAGTATATGTAACTTTAATAATACCTTACATAACTTATACGAACAGGGGGTAAGGGGGAGGCAGGTCCGGCCGCTTCGCGGCCAGACCTGATGTCCCCCTCCCGTATTAAAGAGATAGATCCCTATCTTCCCATGGACGATTCGATCACATTACTCAATCAAGTATTTCTTCATGATCTCGCAGACCCTGAACCCTTCCAGAATTCCCTGATTCGAACAGAACTTTTTCCTCACCAGAACCGACTTGTTCATGCCATGCAGCAGCATAAGCGCGCGATGCTTGCTGGATATAATCAGCAGCAACAGTTTATAAATGGCCGGCTCGGAATTATAGCCGATCCCCCTGGAAGTGGCAAGACCCTCGCCGTTCTCGCGTTCTTGGCTGCTGAGCAGCCAAGCCCCTCTTCCTTCGGTGAACTCAGCCCCCATTCAAACCGATTCTTTTCGTCCTTTCATCGACCTGTTCAGAACGACAGTTCCTGTGTCAATGTCATTGTAGTTCCCAGTACATTACTCCATCAATGGGAAACCGAGATTCAATTGCATACCCACTTCAATCCCACTGTCATTCAGAATCGCCGACCTCTACGAAACCGCAGTACTCAGAACAGCAATCTTTTTCTCATAACAAATCGAATGTACCGAGAGGTCTATGCCTATTGTCAAGAACGGGGTATTCGATGGTCCAACCTGTTCTTGGATGAAGCCACAACCCTCTATCTGAGCCCGAACGATCCAGTGCCTGATGTGGAGTTCCTCTGGTGTATCGCCAGTCAATGGCATCATATGCTCTTTAAGAATATGCATCTAGTTCTTGGACCACAAATCGGCCTGCACAAGGACTGTACAACATGGATAGAGGCCCATGCCCCCTCTGCGCTCTGTACAACTGTGGCCTCCTCTTTCTATCGATCTATAATGCCCTGGACCCATCCAGAACGTCACATGCTTGTTCTGAAGAACAGGGACAGCGTCATACCCTACACGCCGGTTAATATAATTACAATTGACTGCGCCTCCCACTATACATTGGCCAATCTGCCAATGTCGATTATCGGTGCGAATTACAGCGGCATCACGCATGAAGCCGTGCCGGCCCTCTTTTCGGCGCTCGGGGTTCGGTCGTGGACCGTGGAACAACTGAAAGAGGTGCATCGACGGGCCGATCTCATTGACTCGAAACTCTTTGATGCCTGTACTATCTGCCTGGACCAGCCACAAAACACGGTCTTTCTACCGTGTTGCATGAATGTGTTCTGCGGGGCGTGCATTCTTCGCCAATTAATCATGCACGCCCAATGTCCCTTGTGCCGATCCCTGTTAGTGCTTCCCTCGCTTTTGCCTGTAAGGTCCTCGTCTGAAGAACGGAGTGTGACCCTGACGAAACAGGATACCTGTGTCGAGTATATCCTGAATCATCGAACCCAGTACTTCCTTGTCTATACGATCTTTGAGAACACCTATTATCAGATCCAGCCGATTTTGGCGGAGAACGGAATCACCTGCGACCTCTTGGATTTTCCGCTCAATCGGTTTAATCGATCCCTGCAGGCCTTTCAGGCCGGATCTACAACGGTTCTCTTTGTGTCGAATCTGGAACTGATTCGGGGTCTCAACTTGTCAAAGGCGGATTGCCTGATCCTTTTTTACGAGATACCCGTTTTTGAACGGCAACAGGTTCTTTTGCACTCAATGGTACGACTGGATCAACGCCAGATGCAAATACAGAAGACGGTGCTGCAGTTACGAGCGCCGTTATAGGCAGTAAAGGCAGTAAAGGCAGTAAAGGCAGTAAAGGCAGGCCAAGGGTCTCCTTCAGTTTCCCCGTTTGACTGGTAGCCCACTGGCTAACGCATCGAAAGGGTATCTTATGTTCATTCGAGACACGATTCATCTCCTTCCATGAATTGAAGAGGGCCGACTGCTTGGTCAGGACCTGAGTATACACGAGTTCCTGAAGTGTCGGAATGGTCTTCGGCTTCGGATAGGCTTGCAAAATCCGGTTCGGATACTTGAGCTTCAGATGATAGGAGAGCGGCAGTAGATTCCAGCACTGATGGAAAAACGCCCAGAAATCGGCTCGATCCGACAAGCGAATATAGTCGAGAATTGTTTCATAGAGACTATAGTCCGCAGAAGCGGACTCAAGGTACATCGGCAAATTCTGGTGAAAGAGGAGCCCTGCCAGATTCGCATCCTTGGTCTCCAGATCGAGTTCATCCGAGGCCCCCCAGGTCTCAAACAGCGTGAACCAGGCGGCCCGAATGGCGATATGGATGTTCTTGTCGAGCGTATCTTGGGACGATTGTTCATAGGCCTCCTTCGTGCCGGCACACAAAAGCCCCTGACTCACTTTTCGTATATCCCCGAGATTATAGAGGGTGTCGGCAACGGGCGACTTATAAAAGGAGTCCAAATACTCCTTCTTGGGCATACTCACGTGTTTTACGAGACAATGTTTCAGAAGCTGTTGCATGACACGGCCTTCCATGACGTTGCAGATTAGGAAGAGAGGTGCATCCTGTTTGAAATCCCGTTTGGATTTCAGATAGTCCAGCAGTTCCTGGAGGCCCCCTTTTTCTCCTTGACTCAAGCCGTCCATCTCATCCAACAGAATGGCGCGGCCATTCGGCGTAGAAGGGTGAATTAGGGCCGAAATGCCGGGTTCGACTAAGAGGGGAAGAATGGTTTGGCGAAAGGAACTGCCGGTTCGGGTGTGGCTGGCGTTGAACTCCTGGATCCAGTATTTGGCTTGCTTGCAGACTCGATAGACCATGGTGGTCTTGCCGACGCCCGGATTGCCGATCAGCAGAAAGGCGGGATGGGAGCGAGTTCGGAGCCAGGTTAACATGGCCTCTTCGAGTTCGGGATGAAGACAGGC